AATGAAAGCATAAACTTTAAAATCAAGGATCTTGAAAGTTTAGAAGAATTAAAAGAAATGTACCCATTATATGATGAAGTAATTAAGGAAAATTATGAGCAAAATTAAAATAGCAGAACTTTTCTATTCGATTCAGGGAGAGGGCAGATACATGGGAGTGCCCAGTGTCTTCTTAAGGACTTTCGGGTGTAATTTCAAATGTGCCGGATTTGGTATGCCTCGCGGTAAACTAAGTACCGAAGCAGATGATATTGCACAGGTAGTAACTCACTTTAATAAGTACGAAGAACTTCCGTTGGTATCTACTGGGTGTGATAGTTATGCGAGCTGGCATCCTGACTTTAAGGATCTTAGTCCCATGCTTACATCTGACGCTATTGCTGAAAGAATTATGGAAATTATTCCACACAGCGAATGGAAAGATGAACATCTTGTAATTACAGGTGGTGAGCCGTTATTAGGTTGGCAACGTGCATATCCAGACTTGTTGAATCATTCTAAGATGGCGGGCTTGAAAGAAATCACATTTGAAACAAATGGCACTCAAAAACTAACACCAGAGTTTAAAGAATATTTGTTAAACTGGGATCGATATGATCATCAGAAGCGTGAGATTACATTTTCAGTAAGTGCTAAATTGCCTGCCAGTGGTGAAAAATGGGAAGAAGCAATTTTACCAGAAGTTGTTTGTGAATATGAACAGGTTGGAACTGTGTATCTTAAGTTTGTTGTAGCAACAGAACAAGATATTGCCGACGCAGAATGTGCTGTAGGTGCTTATCGTGCCGCAGGATTTACAGGGCATGTATACTTAATGCCAGTGGGTGGGGTCGAGAGTGTTTATACACTAAATGCTAAAAATGTAGCACTAGCGGCAATGAAACGTGGATGGCGTTATAGTGATAGACTTCAAGTACCTTTATTTAAAAATGAGTGGGGTACTTAAATGAAGATATTAGATTGGATTAACAAAAAAATTAAACCTACTCCTAAAGTAGTAACTAGCACACCTGAAGAAAAAAAATCAGAAAAAGATATTGCTACCGAAAAAGGAGAACCTTATGTTAACATTCTTAGTATGGAAATTGATCCAAATAACATGGGGCAGGGAGCATTTGAATTAGATTGGAATGATAAATTTGTTGCTAATTTGGTTCGTGCCGGATATCAAATGCGCCCAGACGATACTGATGCTGACATCATAGATCGTTGGTTTACTGCTGTTTGCCGTAATGTAGTTTTGGAAACGTATGAACAATACGAAGCTATGTCAGGAAATCGAGTTGTTAAATCTCGAGATGTTGGCGGGGGCCGATCGGAAGTTAGTTAAAAGGAAATATATGATATTCAGTAAAATTAAAGAACTAAGAGAACAGGGTAAGAAAATTGGTATTACATTTAGTACCTTTGATCTATTACATGCCGGACATATTGCAATGCTTAGTGAGGCTAAAAATCATTGTGATTACTTAATTGCAGGATTACAGACTGACCCTACTATTGATAGATCAGATACAAAAAATAAACCAATTCAAAGTATTGTAGAAAGACAAATACAATTGAGTGCTTGTCGTTATGTTGATGAAGTAGTAATTTATCAAACTGAACAAGATTTAGTTGATTTACTATTAATTCTACCATTGAATGTGCGTGTATTAGGTGTTGAATATGAAGGTAAAAAATTTACCGGTGATGAAGCATGTTATACTCGTGGCATTGATATTGTCTTTAATGGACGTGACCATAGTTTCAGCAGTACCAATTTGCGTAAACGTGTACATGACGCAGAATCTAAAAAAAATAAATAACTGATGATACTATATGTAAATGGCGATGGGCACACGGGAGCTTCTTTGGCTGTAAATCCTTTTGAGTTTACAGATGATGATCCTTCTATTGAATATTTAAAAGGGTTGCCTCATCCGGAAAATTTAGCATCCAGTTGGGGTAAAACATTAAGTCTTTCACTTAGAGCTACATTCCATTGCTCAGTTAAAAGAAATAATACAAATATTAGTATTATAGAAGATGTTAAAAAATGGATTACTACAAATTTTAATAATTTAGTTATTATACAATGGACAAATTTTCTTGACGAAAACGAAGAACATAATAAAATTTGGGAGTTACACCAATTTCTATTAGAACAAAGTATACCCCATATATTTTTTAACGGTGATGTAGCATTCACTAAAATCACAACAAAGTACGATTGGGGTAATAACTATTTAGATCCTTATAGCCTCGAAAATACATTTAGTGCTCTAGTAAAAGCAAATAACATTGATACTGTGTCGCCAGATTCTAAATATTTTAGCAAAGAAGCTCACTCTTTCTGGCATAGATTTTTATTGAAATATATTATTAAAAATAATTTTATTTAAATTTTCAACAGCGGAATAAAATTGTTTATTAAATAATTATCAAAAGATTTAGTTGAATGTCTTAGTGCTTGCCACGGTATTATGTCAAACGCAATAGTAATTCTGTATTTGTCATTGTCTTCCCATGGTGAACTCTTGTGTAAATCACCGTTAGATTTTCCAACAACCAGTAGCCCATCATTACTATCAACTCTAATTTCTGGATAACCGGGGATACGATAATCAGTGTATGACTTACAATTTCCTTCTGTGTTCACGCAATAAAATCCATGCCAAGTCTTATGCTCAGGTGGCCAATGCTGATGCCAATCAATATTTTTGCCTGGACTAAATAAGTTTACCCAACATCTAATGTAATACTGAGTAGAAGGGTCAACTATTAATTTTAAATTTTTTGATAGTTGATAATACAGCTTGTGTAATTCAGGGCAAGCAAATGAAAACAAATTATATTTTGTGTGATGATAACTTGTAAAATTTCCATAAGCATTGTCTTCCGGAATTGGCGGAAGTATTTTTCTTAACCATTTATCAATTTCGCAACAAGAATTATATAATAGTTGATTATCAATTTCATCAATTTGAAAAGTATATAAGTAATCTTTAGCAACTTCGTTCATAAAAATACTTATCTTACAAATTACCATCACAATTTTTTAATTTAATCAAAATATTAGTTGACTTTTATCGTCAAATACTATATAATTAACACATGAAATACATACTTATTGACACAGCAAATTTATTTTTTAGAGCAAGACACGGGGCACATCGTGCTAGTGATATGTGGGAAAAAGTAGGGTTTGCGCTACATGTTACTCTTATGGCTGCTAATAAAATGGCTCGAAGGTTTGAGTCAGATCACGTAGTATTCGCGCTCGAAGGTCGTAGCTGGCGTAAGGATATGTATAAACCTTATAAAGCTAATCGTGTAGTGGCAAGATCTGCTTTAACAGAAGAACAGCAAGAAGAAGATAAAATATTTTGGGAGTCGTATGATTCGCTAACCACTTTTTTATCCGAAAAAACTAATTGTAGTGTTATACGTTGTCCAACCGCTGAAGGTGATGATATCATAGCTCGATGGATAGCACTTCATCCAGAAGATGAACATGTGGTAATTTCAAGCGACACAGATTTTGTACAATTATTGGCAACCAATGTCAAGCAATATAACGGAATTACCGATGAACTAATAACTCTTGAAGGTATATTTGATGCTAAAGGTAAATTAGTCATTGATAAAAAAACTAAACAACCAAAAATTTGTCCAGATCCGTCCTGGCTGCTGTTTGAGAAGTGCATGCGTGGAGATAGCACCGACAATGTCTTCAGTGCATATCCCGGAGTTCGTGAGAAAGGGACAAAGAATAAAGTTGGTCTCCGTGAAGCATTCGAAGATCGAGGAAAACAAGGATTCTCTTGGAACAACATGATGTTGCAACGTTGGACTGACCCGGATGGCATCGAACATCGTGTATTAGATGATTACGAAAGAAATCGAACATTGATTGATTTGACTGCTCAGCCTAATGATGTTAAACTAACTATAGATAATAGCATTAAAGAACAAATTAGTCATAAAGATGTTGGACAAGTTGGCGTAAGATTTTTACAATTCTGCGGCAAATATGAATTAAACAAATGTAGTGAAAACGCAGAAAGTTTCGGAAAATGGATGAATGAAACTTATAAAGGTATGTTGAGCGCATGAGTTCTAATTACAAAGTAATTGATAACTTTTTATCAAAAGGTGATTTTAAAGTAATTCAAGACGCTATGTTTTCGGCTGAATTTTTTTGGTATTATAATTATACCCTCGACGGGATTGCTCACGAACATCCTACTAAAGATTATTATTTTACTCACGCTTTCTTTGATGTTCATAAATCTTCAAAGAGTAAAGCATACACTCTCATTTTACCTTTATTGTCAAACCTTAATATTTTTGATTTAATTAGGGTAAAAGGTAATTTATATCCAGGCACTGATATTATAGTCGAAGACCCAATGCATGTTGATTACGAAATTCCGCACACAGGTGCGGTATTTTCAATTAACACAAATAATGGGTATACCAAATTAGAAGATGGTACTAAAATTCAATCTATTGAAAATAGAATACTAATCTTTGATTCATCTAAACCGCATTGTTCAGGCAGGTGTACAGATGAAAAAGTAAGAATTAATATCAATCTGAATTATTTTGAAAGGAATATTAAATGACATTAGTAGCGAAACCCGTAGTTGATAAACAATTTTGGGTAATACAAGACAATAATCAAAAAGTAGGTAATGTCGAAGCTTGTGATGGCGGATTTCAAGTTAAAATTAATAATCAGATAGTAGCACAATATAAAACTATTAAACTAGTTGAAAGAAATATTGACATTT